ATCAAATCAAGCACCGTGGAGGGCTTAGAGGCCTCAATGGTGAACTTCCTGCAAGAAGCCAGTCTTTGGTGGGCAGAGCATAAGAAGCCCAAAGGAGACAACCCTTTTGGCTAGAGGTGTCAACACACTACAGGATGCTGCTAACGATCCTCGAAGAGTTGGTGCTGTCACAGCATCTGAGGCTGCTGAGGGTTTGATGAAGACTAAGACCGGCAAGTTCCCTTCCACTCGTGATGCTTATGCTCTCCGTTTAGCAAAAGAAAGGGTCTGTGGCACAAAGGAAAAGAAGTGGCGAGACGATGATGACTTTAAAAGTGATCTGCCACGGAAACCTCACCAAGTCAGACGAGGATTGGCCCTAGAGCCTGTTGCCTTAGAGATGGCAGAGGAGCGATTGGGCCAAAGAATTTGGGATGAGCAATTTGAATTGCACGAATCAATACCGTTTTTCGGTGCATCCCCAGACGGAACGATACGTCTGCACAGCAGAAGGTCTCTTGTCGAAGTTAAGGCGCAGAACAGTAATTATCATTTGAAGACTTTGCTCAGGCAAGAGATTCAAGAGAAATACAAATTCCAAATGCTGGTGCAGCTTGCTGTCTGGACTGACTACAAAGAGGTGCTTTTTCTCAGCATTAATCAAGAGGATTGGCCCAACAAGAAACAAGAACTGGCGATGGTAACTTTCAAACCGCCACAGGATCAGATCAGGGAAGTCGAGTCAGATGTCATCGAATTCCTTAAAGAAGTGAAAGACATCGAAAATCAATTGAGGGAAATTAAGTGAATCTAATTAGTATCGTCGGACACATTGGGAAGATTGAGGAGCTAGGTCATGCAGGAGACATCCCTGCGATCAGTCTGGGTGTCTGCACAAAAGACTATATGGGGAAGAAAAAAGGCACAGTCGATCACTGGCATACAGTAAACGTGATCGGAAACGATGCTGAGTACATTGATCGAAATCGAGACAAGGCAAAGAAGATTGCTGTGAATGGAAAGCTTGTTTTCGACCAGTGGGAGACCAACGATGGTCAGAAACGAATAAAAGCAAAGATATACGCCGAAACAGTTGAACTTCTCGATTGGAGGAATGAGGGAGAACCCTCTGCAGCCCCAAAGCTACAATTCCCAGGATGATTGACGCGGCCAGAAGAGCAGATATTCGGACGGTTCAAAATATGCCGTATGTCTGCTTTCCCTTAGACTGCATTTGCCCGTGTGGATTTGATTTTGTCGATTATCCAAAAGCTTATAAAGAAATCATCACAGGCTGTCCAAGATGTGCGAGGTCTTATTGTGAGTGACAACATCATAAGAAGTACAAAGAACTATTCAATATTCAAAACAATGAATGGAAACCGTATTGTCTCACGGGGTCATCTGAAGAAGATGCAAACTTCTATGGCTGAGAAGTACATTCCAGTGCCTATTATCGTCAACGAAAAGAACCATGTCATCGACGGTCAGCATCGTCTTGCTTCTGCTGAGGCTTTGAATATGCCGATCCATTACATTGTCATCGATGGGTTGAATTTGCATGATGTGCAGAAACTTAACTCGACCTCTCGAAGGTGGACAAACGACGATTTTATGGACAGCTACTGTGACCTGGGTCTGAGTGATTACTTAGCCTATCGGGAGTTCAAGGAACGACATGGCTTCCCTCATCACTGCAACTTCATGATGCTTGCAGGGCCAAACAACGAAGTCCTGCCACAGCATACCTTCCATCAAGGGAAGATGCGTCTATCGGCAGAGAAACTAGAATGGGCTGATAAAGCTGCTGTGATGATCATGCAGATCGCAAAGTTCTATGAGGAAGGTGAATGCAAAGACGGTCGAGGAAGCAAGAAGTTTGTTGAGGCTTGTTGCAGGGCTTTCAGGGTTCCTGAATACAAGCACCAGACAATGTTGAGCAAACTTAAAACATCTAAGAAAAGACTGCGTAGGTTTACCACCGTACAGGATCACACTCGACAGCTTGAGGAAGTCTATTTCTACAAGGCACGAGGCAAGAAGTTTAGGCTGGATTGAGATGAAATCAAGATTCGTCCACAGATTGCGATATATACAAGACATGAACATCTCTGAAGACATCTGGAAGAAGTGGTCTTTGGAGATGCAGCAAGGCAAAGAATTCATCAGAGTCGGACAACAGACGTTCGTCGATGTAGAGGAAGCAGATAAATGGCTAAGAAAGAAGTCAGAAACAAAACAGAGACACCGCACCACATAGATATAACGAACTATGGTGCATACCGCATACAAATCAGAAAAAACGGGTATGATATTCGAGTTGTTATCTCTGGGACTTCACACAAAAACAAACGAGATTTGGCGCGAGTTGAAAAGCTAAGAGACGAATGGCTATACCTTATATCGCAGGGAAAACCTGTAAGGCTCGAAAGTCAAAAGCAAGTTTCGATCCCTTCTAAATATCTGACATTCCGTGAAGCTGCTGAGAAGTATCTACTTATCGGAACTGAGCACTGTGCTCCTGCAACCATCAAAGATTTCAAGAAGCACCTCAACGCTCACTGGTTTCCTGCTTTCGGCAACTATGACCTTGAAGAGATCACGACTGAGCTGATCCAAGAATACTTCGCAGACAAGAAGCTTGAAGGTCACAACTATTCATCAAAGACTAAGACCAACTATCTGCAAATTCTGAACAATGTTTTTGCTCACTACAGAATGCGATCTCCTGGCTTTGGAGTTGTCTCTGCAAAGGGCAAGAAAGCAAAAGAGAAGAAACCTATTGGTCGATACAAACCCGATCAGATCAAGGAGCTGATTGCTGCTTGTGATCGCAATGGTCGATCTGGCTTCAATATAAGACTCTACTTCACCATATTCATCGGCTGCGGATTACGACCCCAAGAACTGCTCGTTCTCAAGTGGGACGATTACGACGGAGAGTATCTGCACATTCGCAGAGCTTTGTCTGACTACAAGATTGCTCCACCTAAGACTGGAACTCGACGCAAGGTCTTTGTGCCAGCCTGGGTTCGATCTGAGCTACGAGAAGCTCCCTCACGGTTTGCTAAGAGCTGGGTCTTCCCCAATACAGCAGGCAAGTTCTCCGTGAAGCCAGAGATTTACAACGAGGAATGGGCAAAGGTTCACGAGAAGATCGGTCTTGCCTATGGCGACATCTATGACGAAGACACAGGTGAGCTATTGATGGTCAGGGTTCCCTACACCTGCAGACATACTAAAGCAGCCGAACTCCTGTCTATGGGTGTACCTCATGCCAAAGCAGCGCAGCAAATGGGACACTCTGTGCAGATGTTTCTGGAGATTTATTCAGAGTTTATCGAGGAGTTTAGTGGAGTGGACAACTCGATTTTGGAGTCCAACATTCAGATCAAGTGAAAACAAATTGACCATAAATTGACCATTTTTGACCCCCAACTCCTCTGGAGGCCGCATGGTTATTGGCGGAGGAGGAGAGATTCGAACTCTCGTCCTACCCTTCTGTGACCCTTTGTGGCACTTTCTTGCACTTATTTAAGTTATTGATCTAGCAATAAAAAGTGTAAATCAGTGCCACCTAGTGCCACAGGGGTGTAAGGGCTATGTGGGGTCAATTGACCACAAAATTGACCATTTTTACCGGACAAAACTTGAAACTTTTGTCCGCTAATTAGAGCCGATTTGTCAGAAGGTCGTTTGTTCTCTCCCTAGTCCGATTTCTCTCAAACTCTTCTTCCATAGTATCGCGTTCTCTTGATGCCATCTGTGCAACTTGGCTGATGGTTACTGTCCTGGCTGGCTGACGAATTATGTTTAGCACGTTCTCTGGGATCGACTTTGCTCCGAAGATTGATATTGCCAAAGGAGCAACCAAGCTTCTGACCTCACCTCTAGTCAATGCCTCTCTGACAGCTTCTGCTGAGAGATCGCTGTTCATGAGAATATCGTTCGCCATCTGTAAGCCACGACGATAGTTCTCCTTTGAATTCTCTTGCGCTAGATTGCTGATTGTCTGCGTAAACATCTGCATCTGCGCCAAAGGGTTATAGCTTGCATTGATTATGTTGCTGACGCTGTGGTGCATTCTGGTTGCATCGGCAAACTTTTCAAAAGTCTGCGAATTGCCCTGAATGGTTCTGTATGTCTTGGCAAACTCCCCTTCTCTCTCAATGGCTTTAATGAAAGAATCATAATCGTCACCCAGGACAACTTTTAACCTTTGAGCTATCTCAGGTGTCCGCATAATTCTATTCTGCATCGCACCGGATGAAGGTGAATTTGCCATCAAATCGATAATTGCGTCTCTGGCTCCAACTTTGAATGCCTCAAGCTCACTCTTTGACCAGCTCTGTTTTGCAAGCTCTAGGGTGTCAGCATCCATCCCTCTGCCATATATGTTCCGACCCATATCAACTTTATTCTGCAATTCAGCAACACCGGCAAAAGCATTCCTAGCATCAAGATAGCCTGGGAAGGCATTGTCTGCTGCAGCAGTAAGTCTGTTTTTTAGTGCCAACAAAGACCTGACTTGATTGGCTTGGGTCGATGTCGGATCAATGCCGCTTGTTATTGCAGCGATCTGATCGTCCAAAGCCTGTTTCACAGCATTTATATAATCAAACTGATGCTCGAAGTCATTGCTACCAGTGGCGTTCAATTGATTCTCAAAGGCTTGATTATTGGCTTTCCGAATTGCTGCAGAATCTTCAGCCAATATATCAACAAGCTCTTGAGGCAATGCTCCACTGTTACTTTTTCGAGCTTGGTCGTACAAGCGATCAATTTCTTCTTTTTTCGCTGCTTTTGCTTGTCGAATGTACGAGTCCCCGTCCAAAGTTCCCAGGTATTCACCGACATCTTGATTAAGCCTTCCGAGTCTGCCAGTTGTCAGAGGGTTTTCGAGATCGCCTTCTGTGCGTAAACGCAATCTGCGTACCGTTCCGCTTTCATCAAGACCCTCACCCCTAGCTAGTCTTGCGAGTCTTCTGAACGCATCATCGGTATCGACCAACATAGCCTCATCGCCAACCTGTTCATATCGCTTCACGGCTTCTTCTAGCGTCAAACCGGAGTCATCTAATGCCTGATTAAGCAAACGCATTGCAACCTCATTACTCACATCTGAGCCTCTGAGCTGCTTGATGAATTTACTCGCGACTTCTTTAGCAGTTGGAATTCCAGTGGTTATACCCAGGGGAACAGCAATCTCAGCAACAAAGCTAGGAGTTTCACCGTCTCCGAAGTAACCACCAGCAAAACCACCTGTTGCCGCAAACGTCACCTCGTCTTTTATGCTCAGATGCTTGAACGGTTCAGCAAATTTCCTCATTGATGGTATTTTAGATAAACCACCACCTAACAGACTGATCATCCCGCCAGTCGGAGCAGCAAACAAAGCCATATCCATACCGTGATCAATGGCAAGTGCTAGGTTCTTGTGCTCTTCTCCTAAAATCTCTCGACTTCTTTCTATACCCATCTCAGGCAGAAATTGTGTTGCTCGAAACGGGATCAATGGCCCTCTTTCCAAAGGCTTACCAAGATCGTCCCGCTGTAGGTTGCCGTTTTCGTCTCTTAAAGGGCCACGGAAATCTAGCTTGTTAAGCATATCGACTCCAAAGTCGATCATTGATGCGCCAGATCGAACACCAGCATTCACAAAGCTTCTACCGATGTTCTGGGCAGACATTCCGGTATTTAGCCTGCCTGCCTGTTCTTCCTCCAAGCTCATGATGCTTGTTTCCAACGTGGCAACTAACTGTACAGCATCAGGCAAGCCACTATTTGCTGCCGCATCTTGCTTCTTCTTCAGCTCGTTGATTTGCTCTTGTATGCTCAGATCGCTCATAACACTTCACCCTGTGCTGCACCAGACCTAGCTCGCTCCCTACCCCTCCTAAGTATCTCGGCTGCGTCTGGAGACATTCCGCTACCATTGTCAGGCTCAGGCTCCTGATAAGCCCTGTCTTCCAAAACTTGATAGTCTGGATTTACAGTTCCTGTCGCTAAGCTTGCTCGTCTTCTACTGAACTCGTCTTGACGCTCTCTGTCTGACATGAAACCGGCAAAGCTTGTTGGTATGCCTTCCGTTCTGAGGAATTGCTCATAATCTTGCAATTCATTCAAAAGCTTTTGCTCAACAGCTTTCTTAGATTCGAAATAACGTCTGTAGGCATCAGGCCCACTCAACGTTGGAATTGCTGTCTGCAACGCAAATCTAAGCTCACTTTCACTTAGTGCTCCAAAGGTCGTTCCCGCTATAACATCGAGACCAAGTGTGTTTGCCAGGGCATAGAACTCATTTGTCGCATCAGATCGAAAGATGCTTGGGAATAAATCTGCAAGACCAGAAGGTTTTGCGTCTTCATTGATAATTTTGTCGAGCATATTGTCGTATTTAGTAATACGATTATATACCTGATCCTGCTTGTCTCTTGCTTCACTTAGCTGATTCAAAACCGCCTCTTGTTCCTGCACAAGTCGCGCAGTCTTTATTTCGTTCTCAGCTTCCTCTCTGGTCGTTTGCAGACCTATCTCACGGATTTTTGCTGCGATCTCAGTCGGATCGGTCAAGATACCGTCTTTTGTGATCAGCGTTTGTTGTCCTGTTGCAGTTTGATTGAAGATGCTTCCATCTCCCAAAACTTCGCTCTGTACACCGTATCGATTGCCAATTGCATTTTGGGAAGCAACATCCTGGGCTTGGAAAGCCTGAGCGAGCTGCATAGCTCTCGCAGGGTTTATCCTTCGAGCAGCAGCTACAGCAGCAGCACGACCAGCAGGATTAGCAAGATCGAGACCCTGCACTTGCTGTTGGAAAAGCTCTGCATCGGTGGCAAAGCGTTCGGGGTTGTTTTGCGCCAAACCTTGTCGCAAGTTTTCAAAGCCCTTTGCAGACAGCCTTGCTGCAGTTGCAGACAAAGCAGAACCAGGGTTCTCAGGATTCATGCCCTGAAGCGTTACAGCAGTCCTTCTAGCAATGTCGTTCTGCATCTTAATAGCAGGATCGAGGAACTCGCTGAGTTGCTGACCTACTAAGTCGCCACCAATCAATAAATCACTTAATTTGTTCGCCATGATTACACCTATGTCTCAACCTGACCTGGAAGCAATGTGCCGTTCTCCAGTGCTTGCTGAAGCTTGATAATGCTCTCGAAGATATTTAGACCAGAACCATCTCCAGAACCGCCACCAGCTCCTTGTGCGTTGTTTTGCTGGCCCAGCAACAGATCAATAAGTGACTCAGCTTGAGCAAGTCTAAGATTGCTTGCATCTTGTTCAGTTGCTAGATCGTAATCCAACGCACCAAGTCCCAAATCTCTCTGGTATCCAGCAAGTTGGCGATTTGCAGTATCAGCAATATTTGCGGCATTGATAGACGGAACTGTTAAGTCTGCCAGTGTGGTTGCCGGCAAGAAGGCATCCTGAAGCATTCTGGAGGTTGCTGCAGAACCAATATTGGTCTCATCGAGTTGAGCGCCGATTCCAGACAGAACCTGATCTGAAAGCAACTGAGCACCCGCTCTGGCTTCCGTAAGTCCTGCCAGACGTTGATTAGACAAGTCCATAGCCTCTTGCCTTCCCTGGGTAATGGCAGTCACTGCATCAGCACTGCGTTGCTCCTGGATCGCTCTCTGGAGCGCAAGCTCTTCTGGTGATCCACCATATTGTGCGGTTCTCAGACCACCTCGACCCTGAGCAAACAATTGCTGATCGAGATTCACTCTTGCTTCTTCATTACCAGGCTCTCTGAGAGCTTGCAGACGGTCGAAAATATCCTGCTCTCTCGAAGCTATACCGGCAGAAGTAAATGGGTCTGTCAGGCTGACATCGCTTCCAACGAAGTCCTGAACCATCTGCTCACGCTCGCTGAGACCACCAGGATTCAGCAGATTGCCTTTGATGTCCGATGTCCCAGTAATTGCATTAATAAAGTTCTGACGATTTGCCCTTTGATCGATAGTTAGCTCACCAGTCGTTGGGTCAACAGTCGGATTAAATATCGCGTCATAAGCAGCCTGAGCATTATTGGTCAGATTAGTCTGGAAATTATCTAAGGAAGGGTCAGTGGTGTATGTAGCACTACCAAACTTGTCAAAACTTACTGAACCAGGGCCAGCAGTTACCGTGAACGGATTGAACTTCCCCGTTTCCTTAACCTTGTTATAAAGATTATCAGTCTGAGTCTTTGCATTTTTACCCAAGCCTTCAAGCCTGTTGATTGCAGCATTACTGAGACCGAGTGACGCAAGTCCAGACAAATTGTTCTTATCTGTTAGAAAGTCAAATAAGCTCGACCCAACGTCACCCCAAGTGTGTCCCTCTTTATGTGGCATCAGTAAGTCCCTCCGTCAATTGTTGTGACAGTGGTCGTGCCAGTCACAGTTAGATTCGCAACTGTCACAGTGCCAGTGAATGTCGGAGATGCTGTGTTGCTCTTGCTGTTCACTGCAGTCTCGATCAGATCGAACTCAGCATCGACCTCAGATCCCTTCACAACCTTCAAAGCGTTACCGGATGTCAGGCTATCTTTTGAAGTGAAATTGGTTGCTTTAGTGTAATTGCTCACTACCTATCTCCTATATCATCCTTCCAACTAAGCTCTGAACATTGAGCTGCTGGATTGCAATTTCTTTCCCATTAACAGTTGTTTCCAAACCAATCTGCACAACGCTCCCAGAACCACTGGCATTTATCCTCTGCGTGTTGATCAGAACTGCAGACTTAGAATATTCAGCCCCAGAGTTATATTCAGAAATGTTGTATTGAGCGGCGTTAATAGCAGGCAGAGAAAATGCTCTTTTTGTATAGTCTGCTGCATAGTCGTAACCATACTGCAAAGACACTCTTGCACTTGACCCGTTGAAAGTTGTCAGATTTATCTTTTTAAGAAACTTCAGCCTGGAGCTGTCACCAAAATCTAGCGGATGAGAGAAATAGCTCATCGTGTACGAATTTCCGTTGTCCTGTTGAGTGTCATACTTTGCCAGACCATCCTCGACTCCCAGGTACAACTCCTCGTCATCGAACAGGTACATTGAAAGAGGCTCGATCCCACTCCAGGTCGTAGCTCTGAAACTGCCATTTTCGAGAGGGAATCTGGTGTCGAAAACGAATAAACCGCTTACACCAGTAAATACACACAGGATGAAGGCATTGTTCGGATCGAAGACCATCTTTAGATTGTCACCATCACTGGCAATGAATGCCTTGATGTCGAAGTTGACGTTCCTGCTGATATCTCCAATCGGAGCAGACTTCTCTTGGATGGTTCGACCTAAGCTTCGAACACCAGAGAAATCGGTGAAGATCACATCCTTACCAGTGTTGACCACTGCATCTCTGTTGATTGCACCGATGTTGCTGATGACATCAGCCAGACTCATGTTTGCAGGATCGTCAGCACCCTGATAAATCAATATATTCTGCTGCCCGAATATGATTAGCAGATTGTTGTGAGCCATGAGAGCAGTAATCACGTCATAGCCAGAGGGCCAGACATTGGTTAGATCGAGGCTACCAGCAGAACCAGTTGACCAATCGACACCATTGAGCAAGTTGCTCCAATAAACGGTTTTCTTGTTACTAGATTCATCAGCAGCCCACAATCTTCCGTAAGCACCTAAAACGATATGAGCACTTGGGGGTGTTCCTGCTGCACTGGCATGAGCCGTGATTTTGGTCAAAGCACTGGTTCCAGCGTCATAGACCAAAGGTTCATGACCTCTTTGAAACAGGTAGTGATCATCGTTCAGAGTGGCAGATGACCAGTTGTTTGCCGTGATGGTATATGAACCAGGGGTTGCATCAGTCAGCGTTGATGTGCCTTTGAAAATCTTGTTGTTTCCTGCGGTAAAAACGACCTTTGTGCCGTTTTGCTGCACAAACTCTGAAACGTGTTCGATCCCAGCACTTGACCCTAGAACAGACGATCCGTTCGTCGAGGTCATGCTGTATCCCTTTCTAGCAGCAATCCTGCCCTGCTTATCGATCACGGCATTGTCAGCAATCGCTGCGAAAGTCTGAGACTGCATCAAAGGGCTGTCTTGGGTGTTAATACCACCAAAGCCAGGAGCTGCAATTGTTATGTTCTGTAGTTGTTGAGCCATAGTTACAACCTAAAGAAATCAAGCTCCCCTGGCTGTCGGGACGCATCCATCGCAATCGCATCAGCCAAAGCGCCCTGGGCAACAATGAACTGCTCTGCAGCAGATTGCCCCCCAGTCTCTCCACGCTCCCTCAGAGCCATTGCATAAGCCAACTGGACTACTGGGTTGTCTGGTACTAACAACTGCGTTGCATCAGCCTCCAGATTGGCTTGAGGTATGACACAGACAAACTTTAGCGTCTCAATAGCATTAGGAGTCGGATAGACAGAAACCCGAAGCAAACCACTTGAATCGACACCATCAATGATGAAGTCACTTGGCGATCCAGTGCTTGCTGTTGCCAAAATGGTCTTTTCCTCGTACCAGATTGCGTTCCTCTGCGTGAGGTACTTATTGGTTGTGTCATTCATACCCCTTTTGACCAGGGAGTTGATCTTAGCCCCTGTAAGACTGTATAGAGCCTGATCTACAACAGTGGGGAAACTGACTGTCGATCTCTGAGAAGTCCACTCATGAGAGTTCTCAACAGTCTTCTTGGCATCGTTCACCAATTCACCGACCAAAGCACTGTAATCAGTCTCTGAGGCAGTTGTGACAACCGTTTCTCGCAGCCTTTTCAAGACAGCATTTATCAAATCTAAATAAGTCATATGTTCAGAACCCGTGAAAGGAGAGGTGTCAGCTCGTAATCAAGACCGCGATTTTCCAAAACAGTGAGAGTCGCTGGAGTTCTAGCTGTTTGAGCAAATAGGTTATAAACAGTTCCATCACCCCCAGGGCCACCACCTGTTCCCCCTGTTCCTGGGTCTGTCCCTGGCCCCTCACCACTAGAAGGATTGCAGTTGCCATCTGTTGGAATGGCCTGTCCTGCTAATTCCGTTCCTGTTCGGCAAAAACCTGTCCCACCAGGGCCAGGGTTACAATTGCCATCATCAGGCACTAACTGACCCGCAAGCTTAGTCCCAGCACCGCAGACATCATCTCCGTCACCTGGATTGCAATTCCCGTCTGCTGGTTTTAGTTGCCCCTCTAACTCAGTTCCTGTCCCGCAATTTGGATTACACTCCCCATCTGCAGGAGTCAGTTGTCCTGCCAGTTGAGTCCCTGCTCCACAAACGCTATCGCCACCATCATCGCTAGGATTACAGTTACCGTCTGCAGGAATGGTTTGTCCTTGTAATTTAGTTCCTGGAGCGCAAACTCCTTCGCCTGCGTCAGCAGGATTACAGTTGCCATCTGCTGGTATGTCCTGACCTTGTAACTTGGTTCCCGCTGGGCAAACACTGCCACCCGTTCCTGCATTCGGATTGCAGTTGCCATCTGTTGGAATGGCTTGTCCCTGCAGCTCTGTACCTGCTGGACAGACATCTTCCCCTGTCCCTGCATTTGGATTGCAATTTCCATCAGCAGGGATTGGTTGGCCTTCTAACTCCGTCCCAGTTCCGCAAACAGTAGCCGTATCTCCCCCAGTCGGAACATTGCACTGAGCCAGGTCGACTACTTGATCACCCTCTCTTACAGTCCCTGTTGGGCAAGTAAATGTGAAAGCATCATCGTCAAACGTTGTTGTTGTCGTGTTCGTGGTTGTGTTGTTGGTGGTGTCGGTGGTGGTGTTGGTGTTGCTGTTGTCAACTGTGACATCATACGGATCGGCATTGTTCAACACTGTTGCAGACAAACCGCCTAGTATTGCTGCTGCATTTTCAAGAAGACCATTACCATCCTGATTGTTCTGGTTGTTCTGTTCACCAGACCCATCACCAGCATTTGCTGTACCGCTTGCTGGAAATTGTCCTTTTGGTAATCCGATTGTAAGAGGCCCACCAACATAGGTATTTCCAGTCTGGGCTTCATAATCAGCAATAACTTCCGCAGAAGGGTTGTTTGTGACCCATCCATTTACATTTGGAGCCGTTGGATAGCTGCCAGTGTTGACCCATACAGTCCCATCTGCATCAGTTACAATGTCTCGATTATCACCAGCATCTTGATTTGCTCCAGCCATTGCTGCATCGACTGCTGCTTGAGCTGCTGCTGCATTTGGGTCATTGGCTGTCGCTGCTGCTGCCGCTGCTGCAGCTTGCTGGGCTGACTCTGCTTGACTACCGGAGACAACAGAACCACCTCCTCCCGCTGCAGGACTTCCACCAGCATCGACCGTTGTCGAAGATGAGGCTCCACCACCACCAGCATCTTCTGGAGTCACAACAGGATCGGAGAGATCGATAAATCCACCTTCATCAGCCCTAACCCCATAAGCTTGCGGCAACCTGCCGTATCCCTCTGGGGTCAAGGTTACTTCATGACCTAGTTCGCTCCAGACCGATGTCATCACTTCTGCTTTTACAGAATTAGGAGCACCAGTGTTATCAAGCCAATTGTCTGCCAATTGCGCTATCCTGACCTTCTTCTCTTGATCAGAAAGAACAGTGTTTGCCTGTATTTCAGCAACCTGTGTCTCAAGCTCCTCTTTAATTTGTGCAAGAGCATTGTCTGCCTGCATTGTCGTGACTTCGGTTTGTATTTGATCAGCCAGGGACATACCACCACCCTCGAAGTCCAGAGAACCATCGAGGTTTATGGTTGCCACATCAGCACCCAGAATGTCGTTAACTAGGTTCCTGCCACTGATGATGTCATTTATGTTGTCGAAGAAATTAGAGCTACTGCCAAAGACATCTATCGCCCCAGCAATCTGATTGGTTTCCTCGCCAAACTGTGGATCAGTAATACTCATGACTTTCTATTTTTTCCGTTGGTTTCACTACCACTAGAAAAGAAAAACGCGCTTATCCCAGACAATAGCCCCCCCATATAGCCGATGACTAGGTTCACGATTCCAGCATCGTGATCGGGGGTCATTGTGACGAGAAAGCTATACGCAACAAATGAGAGCAACGTAATGATTGCAAAAACTTTAGGAGTCCAATCTGTTGCAAAGTGCTCTCTTGCGTTCTTCCTATCGTCAACCTCTGTCTTGTAAAGCTCCACATTGCTCTGCAACCGTTGCAGTTCTATCTCTGTATTATTTAACAGCTCTGCCTTCTCTGGATGAGCCTCAACGTGTTTTTCTACATCCTCAAGTGTACTGTCTGCTGGTATCCCTAACTTGCTTGCTGCCATCTTGACAGCCATTCCAGCAAGAGGGTTTGCTGTCGAGGCAACATTGACCAGAGTCGGAGCAAGTGCTTTCAGCAATCCCTTCATTTAATAAACATCCAGAGCCTGGCTAATACCTCAAGATTCCTGATCACTTTTGTCCGCAGTGTCAGCTTCGACCACCTCATCGATTGTCCTGCAAACATCTGGGATCGACTGAGTTCCTAGAACAGCGTTTCCTGCAGCCCTGGCTACGCTTCGAGCTGCGACATATACCTCACTACAGTAGAGGTTTTTGTTTGAAATCATGTCTTCGGTGACTGTGCAACTGCTCATAGCTATTAGGGTGATGCAGATCAAATAACGCATAAGTTCTCCAGGTCTAAGTTTTCAACTCGTGGCTTGTAACTTGTGTCCATCATGTGATCACTGATCAGCTCTTTCAGATGTGATCTTCGATCCTGATCTCTGAACTCCTTTGGAGGGTTCAGATAGTCTTTGTCATCGTTCCCGCAGTAAATTATGTCGCAGTCAGGGGAAGCCGTGAGTAAGCGTGGAATGACTGCCACGATGTCAGAACCGCTCACAACCGAAACATTGCAACCAAGTCCTGAAGGAGCCTTTGCCCTCCACATTATGTTCGGTCTGCCAAACGTCACGAGCTTTATTTTGTCTTTCGAAAACCCTTGCCCATGCCCCAAGAGCCTTAATGCAGCTATCGTTGCTGCTGCGCCCCCAAGACTATGCCCGATGCAGTAAGTGACCTTAGAAGGATCGAGCTGCTTTCTGATCGGCTTCCAAACAGACTTCTGGCTAATGGCAAAGCCTGCATGAACCCACTTCCCGCCAACTCTCCAGGGAAAACAACTGGCATTCGCAGCCCAATCAATTGCACTGTTAGTGCCTCGATAAATCACATATTGCTTATCATCATGCTTATATAAGAAAGCACAGGCTCCGATCTTGCTCTCGTACTTAAACGCCCCTGGGATCGCATCGTCATAAGCCTGCTCTGCAAGTCGAGCAGCCAGATCAAGCTCCGATTTAGTGAGCGTCAACGTCATTAGAGAGAACTCACATAGCTAATCACTGCAACAACACCAAGCCACATCAGACGCTCTAGCATCGCAACTCGGAGTTCCTTGTCCATCTTCTGGTCGATCTTGTCGAGCTTGGAATCTACGCTTTCAAAGTTTTTGAATAAGGTGATCACTTGCTCTTCTAACCTAGTCACTCTTTCTTCTATGTGATCCACTCTGCCACCGCTATCAGCAAAACAACCAAAGACATCAGTGCTGCAGGAGTTGCTAACACCATTCCAAACCACCACCACTTTGGTAAATCTCTAAATTTCATATACTCCAGCTATATTCATTTTGCGAGGTCAATCTACTGCCACGCTTGTGATTGCCATTACTGCTATAAATATCACCAGGAAGGTTCCAATAATTGCGACTATATCGATCATTGCCGCTCTGGACTGCGCTTTCTGCTTTGCTTCAGCGATACGCAGGTTTCTTAACCTTGCTCTCTCCCTAATGGTATCTTCCCAAAGGTCGGATCGGCCCGAATATAAGAACAGGTCTTTTAAATCCCTTTCCAGCCTAACGGCCTTATCCTTCTCAAGCGTTATTTGTAAGGCGGTGGACTCAATAGACTTACCACCAAACAACTTCTGTATTGCGCCGCTATTTGTGGCTTGCTGCTCTAATACGCTTATCTCTTCTCTGGCATCAAAAAACTTACCTATGGCTCGACCCATATCATTAAGGTCTTTGCCTTCATGAACCGCTGTCTTCATAAAGCGGTATGCAGAGGCACAAACATTAACTGCTGCTATTATCTCCGCCGCCATCAGTAAACCTTCACCCCATCCTGGTTAGGATCGACCAAGATCGGTTTGCAATACGCTGTTATGCTCGATGTGCTCGGCGATCCTCTTCGTCTTAGCTTTGCTGCAAACGCATTACAGGTATCGATGTTGTAAAAGCACATAGCCTCACGACAGCTATCGTTGGCTACCTCGACACCTCCAATAGTCATTATCAAAACAAAAACGTGTACCACTATTCATTCTCTAGGGTCTACCCAATCAGGAACAGCAGTCCAAGTACCGTCAGACGCGCAAGTATATTTGCCGCCAAACCAGTCATCAGGCTCTGATACCCCCTCAATTAAAGCAGCGTTACTGCTATTTAAGTCAGCAACAATAAAATCTAAATTTGAAGGATTACCAACCTCTATTTGAGTAGCAGTAAGATTTACAGGATTGTTATCTGCAATCAAATAACGAGATGTATTAGTGGCAGTATCAACAATAGTTTTCATTTACAAACCCTTTATTAAAAGTTTAGTTGCAGACAACGCCTTCCCAGCAGTTACGCTACTTGTTGTTGTTGCAATAGAACCGTTAGATTGGACATAGTATGTTGAACCTGCTGTAAGACTTGATTGATTTGAAGTAACACCGCCAAGCAGCATAATATTCCCTGATGCAGTATCTGATATCGCTGCTTGTGCAAATCCTATAAAGTCAGAATCATTACTTGATGAATCGCTGCCTTGTATTACCTCAATGTCATTGTCTGTTGTATTTTTATAAACAACTGCAAATAGCCCACTTGTATGGTCAAAGTCACACCATAACTGGTCGTTCGTTTGCGACACCAATATATTTTCACTTCCAACTGTTATAGTTGTGCCAGAATAACTGCATAGTCTTGCCATTACTTTGCTATCAGTATCATTTGTAAAAGCAGCGATAAAAGTTCCGTCTGTTTTAGCTGGATTAAATGCTAAACAAATATTTAAATATTGGTCTGCGGTTGTTAAATCCGCAGCAGTAGCCCATGTAATTGTTCTATTGCCTGTTCCTGACAAAGTACCAACTGCAATTTTTGCGCTTGAGCTACTTACTGTGTACGCCAGAATAATTTTAGTAGGGTCTGCTGGGTCAACAGCAATGCTAGAAGGAGCATAATAGTCACTAGCTAACTGCGTTTGGCTGCCTCTACTTATTGTTGTGCCACTTACTGTACCTGCATATGCAAAAACGTAGACGCTTGAATCGCCTCTGCCACCAACTACAAAAGTGCCAGAAGAGTTAAATACAACAGATGTCATGTCTTCCTGACTAGCATTAGTATCTACTGTAGTTACAGAACCTTTTGTAATACTTGCAGAGGAACCTGTGCCACTAACGGTAAATGCCATGTCGCAAAGGTCATTATTAGATTTAACAAATACCAATACACCCTGCCTAGTAGAGCTATTGGGGTCCATTGCAACCATTCCAGCAGTCATTTTTATTGTTGTAGACGATTCAAATTGAGTTTTAGTCCCTAAAGTAATACTCGTGCCGCTTACTGTAGCAGGCAGTATCCGATAGTCGTTTCCTGTTTCTTTGATAACAATGACAATTTCGTTCTCATTTACTGGGTCAAAAGTAAAAGAACAGCTTTGTCCAATATAATCGGATAAAATGACAACTGGAGTTGCCCAAGTAACAGAGTTGCCTGAGTACGTTCCTACGACTAAGTTTTGATAGCCGCTGCCATCAATAAATGTTGCAATTACTTTATTGCTATTATGTGGGTCAAATTCAATTTTTTGGTTGCCACCTGCTCCATTCATAGAGGTAGTCAAATCAGTAACTGAGCCACTAGGTAGAGATGCTGCTGTAGCTGTTGCACTTATAGCTTTGGCTTTACCTGTGCTGGTCAAAGCAACCGCCGCTCCGCTGCTTATAGCACCATCAGCTACAAAACTTTGTATAAGTGGTGAGCCTTCTATTCCATCAAGTTGTGTTTGTATTGAAGACGTAACCCCATCGACATAGCCCAACTCTGTAGCAGTCAACGTAGCAGGTATGCCATCCAATACGTTCAACTCAGCAGCAGTAGAGGTAACGTCAGATATTTGACTCGCAGTAATGCTGGTAGCAGTAGGAGCCACGTTCTGCCATGCGCTACCTGTATACACCTTCATTACGTTAGAAGTTGTATTGAAGTAGATAGCACCCGCAACTAAGGCATCACCATCATTGTCTAATGTAGGATCGCTAGACTTTGTGCCTAAATATCTATCGTCGAACGAATCGTAACTGGCAGCCGCAGAGGTTGCAGATGAAGCCGCAGATGTCGCGCTGGTTGCCGCATTGGAGGCTGATGTTGCCGCCTCTGAGGCTTTTGTTGTTGCTGTAGCAGCACTGGCTGCAGCAGAAGTTGCCGATCCTAAAATGCCATCGACATAGCCCTTCCTGGTCAGATCATCAGCAGCCGACGGTGTTGCAGTGGAGGTTGCCTTGTTCGATCCCAAGACAATGTTGCCGGTCATTGTGCCACCTGCCAAGGGGAGCATGGTGTCGAGTTGACCTTTGTTTACAGCATCACCACTAGCAGCACCGTCATCAAGACCTGTAATCTTGCTAGACCCCATAGCGATAGCACCAGACATAGTGCCACCAGCCAAAGGCAGCTTGGTTGCTATGGAGTTGGTAATCGTTGTGTTAAACGCAGCATCGTCGTTAAGAGCAGCCGCTAGTTCGTTAAGCGTATCGAGAGCCGCAGGAGCACCAGCGACCAGGTTGCTTACCTGGGTATCGACGTAGTTCTTAGTTGCTGCTGATGTCGATGCAGAAGGTTCCGCAAGGTCAGTCAACTCTGCTGCATTGAAATCTACTGTGCCATTGAGCACTAGGTTGTTGAGCGTAGTTGTTCCGCTCGAAGCAGTCACATTACCTGTGACATTCCCAGTGACGTTGCCTGTGACGTTACCAGTTACATTTCCTGTCACGTTACCTGTCAACGCACCAGCAAAGTTTGCCGATGCTGTAATTAGCGTGCCAGTAATAGCAGAAGCAGTCGATCCGCCAATGACAACACCATTGACAGTTCCACCCGTGAGAACCGCATTGCTTGAATTCAGTGAAGAGTTTGCTGTCAGAGCCGCAGTGAAGTTTGCAGCACCAGAAACATCGAGAGTGCCAGTGGTGACAGAGCTTGGAGTTGTGCCGATCTCAAATACGACTGCAGAAGCATTTTCTGAAAACAATCGTTTGTCAGCAGTGTTGAGCGCGAGTTCACCTTGAACAAGATCAGAGCTTGTGGGGATCGCACTTGCAGTGCTCGAAAATTTGGTGATGATCGTTGCCATATTTCCCCCGCAAGAAAAAAAGAATGGGGGAGCAAGCTCCCCCAGAAAAACTACAAGGGATTAAGCGTTGACGTTCAGAATCTGAACAGCATCAGCCCGATAGACTTTAGTACCGTACAGAACATCTGAAGTGGTCATCTCAGCCAGGAACTCTTGCTTGTACTGCTGCTGAGTTCTGATGTTTGACTGCATAGCCAGGATATAGCTGTCTCGATGCAACAGAGTCGCAGCTTTAACAGCACCACCCGCTGAGTTGTCTGATGCAGTTTCTGTCGTAGGACAGTTGCTGCTGACGTAGATGGGGATACCGTACAGCTCACCCATCAGACCATTCTGGACACCTTGACCCGATACGAAGTCAGAAGACACATATCGATCAATGCCCATGATGGC